TAATTGATTCCAAACCTTTCTGCTTGCTATATCATCTGATTTTATATCTAAAATGTCTTTTATTTTTTCGCAATCCCTAACATTGACAACACGTAAATTCTTCATAGACTTTACATAATCCGCAGAACTATTGCAAGACCTAACATCATAAAAAAGTCTATATTTTAAATCGTTGTAATACCCTGATGTTTTATCAAAATATGTATTTACTATGTCGTTATTAATTAACTGTCTACAAATTGGCGAACCCCACCAATTGTCAAATTCCGCTCTTCCTACATAACTATTATCAAAATTTTTCATAATATTATATAACGTCGAGCAACTTTCTTCACTAATGCCGTCCTTCAATAGTTTAACAAAAACCCCGCCTTCTTCTGCAACTGAAAAATGACTATCAATTGCATTGGTAGCTGTTTGTATTCTGTTATTTATTTCTTTTGAAGCCTCGCTTTCTACATCTTCTGCTATACCCAATAAAACTTCTTCCATTTGGGCATATTCAGGGTTTCCAAAGCTATTTAAAAATGTTTCTATCTTTAATTGAGTTAAATTATTTACAAATATGTTCCATATAGGTATATTCCCACTTTTGTCTACAATTGATGTTTTGTAGAATTCTTTATAAATAGGTTGATTGTATAAAGCTCTTGCATCGCTAAATACATTGTATACCTGATTTTTAAAACAATAATCCTCTAAATCTTTAAAATCTATATACCTCGCAGCATCTGTTAATGCAAGGTTTGAAAAAACAAATCCTTTAACAGATGTATTTCCATCTAACACAACAAACTGGTTTTCTGAATAATTTATATATTTTGTAATGCCGAAGCTTGATTTTGTTTCGTATATTTTAATATTGGGTAGACCTATGCCTTTTCCAAAAACAACAATATCGTTTCCGTTAGTGTCCTCTATGGTGTCTGTTCCGTCACCTTTGTTAATCAAATAAATATCGTCTTCATTACCACCTTTTAGAGTATCATTACCTTTACCTCCAACAATAAAGTCATCTTTACCGCTTCCTGTTATGGTGTCGCTACCATCACCACCGTATATATAGTCGCCATAGCCGAGGAGGCTTCCGCTTGTTAAGGCAGTACCTCTTGAGTTTCCAAGAATGATATCGCCAATATAGCCAGCATCTGCCTTGAAGCTGTGCTTGCTTGTTACTGTATAATTTGGCACAGTATTTTTATAATCATTTAAGGTATCACCTTTTTGTGTGGTTAAGTGAAAGCCTTGACTATCGTATGCAAGATATGAGGCAATGCCGTGTCTAACCAAGCCATCACCTAAAATATCGCTTAAAAATGGTGCGGCATCTGTATGTTTAATGGTATTATCAATGTTTTTCCACTTGTTGCTGTTCCAACTGTTTTGAATGATTGAATCACTTTCATTCACATGGTTTTCAATCTTTTGCACGTCAATACCATGAAAAGGCACGCTGTTAATGTTTAGATATTTGCATTTTTCCTCTGGTGATGCATCAAGCCAATAAATCTCTGGTTCAATATTTTCATTTATATGTGCATCAAATAAACTGCCATATTGAATATCAAACACCCCTGCCGACAACAATTGGCTTGTAATGGATGGAGCACTAAATGTTTTAGCCTCAATGTCATTTTTCAACGCAACATAAGAAGCCAAAGTTCCACCAAAGGAATGTCCTGTTGTAGAGAGCTGATAATCTGTATATCCCGATAGAGTAGCTAACGAACTATAAAAGTTATTAGCCAACTCAAGCTGTTTAGTAAGCCTTCTTTGCCAATCATATGGGAAGGTGTCACTTTGGGTGCTAAATAACATCTCGTCATTCCAATTATAATTTGCAATATCCTCAGTGCTGTGATAGGCTACGACTATTTTCTTGGTATTAACATTCGCAAATGCCGCACCTAAAAAGCCATTGGTTGAAAGCTGATTGTCTACCCTTAGTAAAATCCAATCAGAAACGGTGCTGTTATAAAAATCCCCCCAAGTTTTGCTGTTTGCGGTATCCCAAATTGGCTTTGTGTAATCGCCTTGTGTTGATAGTATGTTGTTTGATAAATATGTATTTGAAATGTTATTGCTTAGGGGGTTTTTAACAAGTTGGCTAAAGGCTATCTGTGGTAACCCCAAAGCATCAATTTCTGCTTGTGCAGCTTGATTAATCAAACTAAATTTTATCATTGTGAACCTTTGGGATGGGTCAGAACCTATAAAATCGCCTTCATTAAAAACACATTCAGCTATTATTACAAACTGGTTTGTGCTTATTTCTGCAATGCCACGAACTGAATTTTGCATTACATTACCAACAAGTTTTTCTGTCCATTCTAATTTTCCATTTGAATCAATCTTTATAAGCATTATATTGGAACTTGACCACATTCCCCATTCTTCATTATAATCATTATGCAAATTACCATAAATAATAATACCACCATCTTTTGTTGCAACTACTGAGTAACTCCAATCAAAATATTTATTACTTTTCTTTAGTTCAGAATTTAGTAAAAATACATCATAAGTATATATTAATGATCCTGTTGATGTACTCCTTTTACATAACAACCTACTTTTAATATTATAACTAAAAAAACTGTTACTGTTATCAATACTTTTACTAATTATATATTCATCGTTTAGTGTCCATATTATAGATTCATTATGTTTCTTTTGTGTATAATATTTCCTTGTATACTTATAAAAATCTGATGAATCATTCATTTCATCTTGGGAATAACTTAGTATTTGGTCTCCTATACTCGTTGTAAAACTTATCCCCATATATTTATTATTCGGAGCGGGTCCATAAGAATAATTATTTCCTTCTTGGCCATGTGACAAATGTTGACCCTCAGCATCATAAGTTTGTTGGAAAGAAAAATCATAATCACCTTGTCTAAAATAATTAAAATTACGGTAACGCCCGTCGCCATGAACAATAAAACCACCGTCACCATTTGACCTTATACAATTATAATTTCCAAGTTCACCAGTTGATGAAGGGGACAACGAATCATAGTAAACTACCATATTCGGGTCGCCAAAAAAATCGGATCTTAGATTCAAACCCTTAACCCAATCGATTTTAATATTTTCATGTTGAGTGGATGCCTGTGCCTTTTTCTCAAATTCAGGCAAAAAATTAATCATCCCAACCAATATTACCACTAACAATACCATACTAACAAACTTTTTCATACTTAAAACATCTCCCTCAAATTAATTAAACAAAATAAATCCAACCGCCAGAATCCCCAACATAAAAACCAATATCGGCAACAAACACCCACTGCCTGCCGCACCACTATACCCCCTATCAGTTCGCCTTTGCTCCTCTTCATTCTTTTGGTTCATATCATATGCCGCCATAAATTCTTCGCTATCTTCACTTGGGTCATTATTGCAAGAAGCAAAAAAGTCGTTGTTATCGCTACTTGAACCTGAATCACTGTTGTCGCTAACTCCACCAAAGAAATCGTCATCTGACATTTTTTCATTCTCCTTTGTTACACCGAAACATATAATAGTCAAATTATGCATCCAATATATACCCTAAAATATACTATCATATATAATACGATTTAACAATAACGAAGAAAAATATAGCAATTCATACAAAATCCAATGCACTTATTATAGATATTACTGTCATTTTTGCTCATATTATATTTTGCCGATAACAGATAAAATCGCCAACCACAGCAGCCCAATTCAGCTACCACAGTTGGCGGTCATATTATATCAATATTTAGTTTATCTTTATTGCCTTAGCCTTAACACCACTTTAAAACCAAAACTTACCCTGTGCAATCACCACAACCTTATCCACTATCCCACCATTGATTATTTTGCAAATGTCATTTACTAACACCTCTCATCCAACCTCCATCTCATCCCTAAATCTGAATACCACACCGCCCTCAACTTCAACCATCGCAATATCAACCATGGCGTTCCAAAGCCCCTCGTCAAATTCGGTTATCACACCTTCTTGCAAAGCCAATACCTGCATAAAAGCTGTTATGCTTTCACTTTTTGCAGTGCGTTCCAATTTCTTATCGTTTATCTTTTCAAGATTTGCCTTGGCAGTTTCGTATCGTTCCACCAAAGCAGAATACCTCTTATTATATTCCTCTTGGTCAATAGCATTACAAGAATTTTCTTCCACACATTTGCGCAGTAATTCGAAAACCAAATCACTTTCACTCTGTAACTTGGCAATCTCCCCATCAAACTCTGTGGTATCGGTCAAAGTTTGAATTATCGTTTCATAATTCTTTATTATTTCAGTCTTATTTTCCACCAGTCCATTAAAAGCCTCAACAAATGCTTGTTTTAAGGTATCCTCATAAATATGAGGTGTACTGCACTTTTCATCATTTTTGAATTTATGATTACACTGCCAAATTGACCTACGGTATTTGCTGGTAGAATGCCACACCTTGCTACCGTAGTAGCTACCACATTCACCACAAACAATCTTACTTGAAAATGGGCTGCCACCAGTATTATAGCCTTTAGCAGATTTTCTCTTTTTTAGTTCGTGTTGTGCAAGGTCGAATACCTCTGGCGAAACAATTCCATGATGGCTATTTTTGATCTTATATTTTGGAAGTTCACCTTTGTTCAGACTTTGCTTCTTAGTTAGAAAATCTTCTGTAAACCCTTTTTGAAGCATAGCATCGCCTTTATATTTCTCATTCTTTAAAATACTGAGTACCGTGGAGGACTGCCACTTTTCTTTACCAGATGGTGTAAGAATGCCACTCTCTAGGGGGTTGCATTTTGCAAGATGGGGTTACACTTTATTGGCTCCGTTATCTTGGACTGCTTTAATTAATTTGCAATAAATACCTCTTGCTTATTCAAACAACATAGTTCCATAATATTTAACTAAACCATCAATCACTTTGAGGTTACCTTTAATTTTTACTTCGGTCGGAATTGCATCCGATCCAACGATCAATGTTGCATTGTTATTTATATAGATATCTCCATTTACAAATATCTTTCCCAACATTATTGTATCAGAAGTGATGTTCAATCCGCTATAATTTCCAGATGATATGATCTTTGCAGGTGGATGGCTTTTTATTGGTTTTAGCTCAGGAGTTGGTGTTGGCGTTGGCATCGGTGTTGGTATAGCCAAATCTTTTTTCACATCTTTATTTTTCATATACAAATAGGTGTTATATATAAGAATTGCTCCATCAATGCGTGTCATAGGGAAAAAGGCATCTTTTTGAACTAAATTATTATACAACCCATATTTTCCAGCTACGGTCAAATACGCAACAGGATATCCAGCTAACATATCTTCACCCTCTGTACAGCCTGCAAGAACAGTTAAAATTTTCATTGCCTGCACGATTAATATATCATCATCAGGTGCAAACTTATTATCACCTACTCCATTGATTGCGTTTTTGCTTACTCCGGCCTGTATATATTTACTTGCCCAGTGATTTGACCCTACATCATCAAATGTAGCATATTCAGTCAGGTTATAACCAAAAAACCTGCATATCATTGCAGTAAATTCAGCTCTTGTTATAGTAGCGTAGGGTTTAAAAGTGCCATCCTCATAACCATAAATAATTTTATTACTCGTTACATAATCCAACACATCCCACTGAACCCCTTTAGGATCAAAATCAGCAAATTGACTTATTGCAAAAATATGCGTCGTGACTAAAGTCATTAGTACACAAAAAGCCACAACCACGTTTACTACTTTTTTCATTTCAAGTCCTCCTAATTTCAATTTATATTAAGTATGGTTATAACTGCATTTGGTCATTCCCCATGTCATACCCTTGATTACAGGCTACAAAAGATAAGATGCACAGAAGCAATTAACTTCTCTAGTTTTTTAACTATCAAACAGATAATGAAGTTTACTTTGGTAAATACTCTTCCTTCAAAGTATAGTAGCCATCGCCTATAGATATAAAAGGTGTAGTAGATTTTGATCTATTAATTTTAGCAGATAGCGAAGCATTTGTCCTTTTTGGTATATGTTCTTCTGTAAATACACCTGTGTAACCATCTATTGCTTTTGCTGTAATATCGACATAGTGCATAGGTATTTTGTTTTTCATTAGTATTTCAAAGTAACAATAAATCTTTTCTCCCTTTTTCATAATAAATATCTCCTCTCATGCAAACTTTGTTTTTACAAAAAATTATTCATTACTATACTTAAATTCTACAATTTATCCATCACAAATCATCTTCTTAGTAAAATCCCTAATTATAAATCGTTAAATATGCCTAAGCTATAAATAAACAAACAAAAAGAAAGAGGTAAGATAGGTATTACTAAAATGGATATAATCATTATAAATAAGCCCCAAATCATTTTAACTATAAGTCTTAAAGTACTCAAGTAATACCTCCTTATGAATTACAATATTACAAAAAAGCTAAAAGCAATTCATTTTTTAAATCTATTATTATGTACCTCGTAAATAGAATAACAAATTCACAACCATTGTTTCCTGCTTGTGATGCCCCTTAAAATAGCTGCAAAAATTTCACATTCAATAATTAGATTCCCACACTTATCTTTAATTATAACTTCATTCAAGTTTTGAGTTAAATCATTTGGGTCGTCATCCCATTTCAAAAAGTAAATATCACACATACCATCTTTTTTTAACAAATGTATTTGTGCAATATCATTTTTTAAAGTAAATCTACTAAAAGTATATTTTTGTTGGTAATCTTCAAATCCAAAAGGATGATATAATTTATCAGCATTTTCAGATAACATAATATTGAATTTATTATCTTTAATATCAAAACTCAAAATATTTTTACTATAAACCTCAACAAAGTCAGAGTTCTCAAACACAAATAGAATTTTAAAATATAAACAATTCACAATTTACCTCCACAGCTTAACCCTCCGCCTAGTTTAATGGATTTTTAGCGTCAATAAATCCAAATCAACTACTTATCATATTTATTATCGTGATGATATTTTCGTCCTCAATTATTTCCAATTTATTTGAAAGATCTAATGTTACCCTTGTCTCAAATGAAGTTTCGAACGTAATAATGTATGGTGGGAAATAATAAATAGGAATATAGTCATGATCAATAAGAATAGTTGCCCCATTATTAATGATTTTAATGGTTTTATCTAATATAGTTTTTTCAAGTGAATCTATAAGTTTCTCCAACCCAACATGATGGTTACACTGCTCAACAAATTTTTTTTTGTAAAATATATACTCCGTTTGCCTTTCATGCTTTTCAAGCTTTGAAAAACTCAGTGCAGACTCTATTAAATAGTCAGCAGATTTGTGAAAATACGAACACAACTTTTTAAATTCATCCCATTCTTGCTTGCATATTCTACCTTGCCTCTCCTCACTTTCTTTAATCCTTATTGAAATATGCTGTTTATTCTGCATCTCTTACACCCTCCAAAATATATAATTCAGCACAGTCCATATCATCATTAAACTCATTTTCCCTTTGGATATAATGAATTTTATAATTTTGGGGAAGCGTTAGTGTTATGTTTTTATCTGGTTTTTCATTCGCTGGTTTTCCTCTATTTATATCCTTTTTAGAAATTTTGATTTTATTTGCAATAAAATCATATTCAACAATTGTACCTCTGCTGGCGAAAAGTGTGAATCCGATCATATTAAAATAGATATTGCATATTAATTTTTTTCCCCTAATCAACTTTTCGATGCTTATTTTTTCCTCAGCTTTATTTTGTTCTATCAACTGTTTCCTAACATAAGGAATGAATTTTTCTTTAGTGTCAAATGATGTTTTTAATGCTTTAGTTATAATTTCAGTCTTATTGACATTCACAACAATCCCTGCATTTATATATATATTTAGTTTTTCATTATTTTCATTTGATTTGTTTTTGTATCTTCTTATATTCATAGATGAATCTTCCTCTCAATAAATTTATTATAACACTTTAATTTAGCTTAATAAAGCCCTTAACCAAAAATGTTTTCTGGGACAAATCTAAAAAAAAATATGCTCCATAATGAAGACAGAGCAATTTTTATATTAATATGATTTCAACATATCGACTGTATTATCCATTAAGGCTGTTAAAAACAGATTAGCATCCTCAGTTACATATAAAGTATTTACAAAAGCATATATCCCAGGAAGTAATTCAGACTGTTCACTCTTAATAAATCCGCCATTGTGAACAATGCAATTTCTAATTTTACTAAGCTTCTCTATTTCATTTTTAAGTGTTTGAGTTTCAAAAGCCTTTTCAAAGTTTTTGTATTTCGCATATTCAACAAGACCGTTTTTCCATCCATGTTCTAACTCACTCATAACATCGCTGAGCGAAGGGGTCTTTCCTGATGCAGAATCCCTGAATTTTTTCAAAATTGTATATTCTTTGCTATCAACAAAGCTATCAGTTAAAAACACTCGAATTTGATTTTCAATAAATGTATGTGCAAGTACTACTTGCATATATCTTTTCATGTTTGGGATAACAAGTTTTTCATGCCATACAGCTTCTATATCCATACTTTTATCATCTATTCCACTAATTAATTTTTTGTATGCTTGCAACTCAAAATTCATGTGTACATTGTAGCCAATTTGATTATCAATATTGTACACATATTGTCCAGTAATATAGTTTTCTTGACTGTCATTCTTCATAAAATTTATATAAGGTTTTAACCCAAAGCGGATGGGTTCAAATTCGCATTCCGCTCCTGTTTTTGGAAAGTCTACATATATAGTATTAACAGTAGCTACTTCACTAATGGCATGTTGCACTTTATCCTTTATAGCATCCCCAAATACGATAATCAATTTAAGATTCTTTAAAGCTTTTATCTCATTTTTCAAATATTTTTTTGCACATAAACTATTTAAATCAGATAAATCTTTAGTACTGAAGCATTTATAGTAATGTGTCCAATAAATATTACCATCGCAAAATTCCATTATATAATTCTCATTCAAATATTTATCTCCAAAAAGAGCAATACATAGCTTTCGAAAAAAACGAACCGATGTAAGTGGCTTATACATGGCTTGAATGGACGGAGCGGCAGTAATAATCATAACCTCTTGATTTTTAAGAGAAAAGAAAAAGGGTTTGTACTCTCCAGAATGGCAATGCTTACAACTTCGAAGTGCTTCCATTATCTCTTTTTTATTCATATCTCAAACTCCTCGTATAATATTCGATTTAATAATTATATCATATTTTGGTTTATTTTGTCTATCGACAAGCTACCGTAATTTTAATTAAATGTTTTTTTAGATTGCAAAACCTTAAGATTGACATTACGCCATCCTTAAATTCAAATATTATCTCACTGCCAAAATTAACCGTAATTATATCAATAATTGAATTTCAAACTCCTTCATAAAACTTAGTAAATAGTGTATCATTCTCTTCCAGTGTCCGAATAAATGCAAATATAACATCACCTTTATTAGTCTACTCCAATCGTTTATCATCAATTTCAGAAAGCCTATTTTTATCCGTTTTATATCCATAATGTCTTTATTGTAAACAAGCGAGAAACTTGTCAGAATAATTGTTTTTTTATTGTTTTGTGATATAATGTAAGAAAATTAAACTATAAAATACATTCGCGGAATTTACAAAGGCTATTGTGATACTAAATCTAATTCTTAGGAGGTGTGCGCAATGAAAAAAGTGGTTGCTATAGTGGCTATAATTGTTGCATCTATTTTACTGCTTATAATAGGCAGAGCAATTATCATTACAATTTTTTAAAATAATTTCTATGAGGGGGAATTTATATCATGAAAACAAAAATAGTAAAAGCAATATTATTTAGCTTAATAGCAATATCATTGGTGATGTTATACTTTCGTGTATTACCGTTTGTACATATCGGAAAAGCAACCATTAACACCGAATATCTCAATTCATTATTGTCTAAATCAAGTGAATTAACCGCTGCAAAATTGACTATCACAGGAATGTCGGAATTCAAAGACAAGGGAATTACATTTTTGAATAAAGCTGATTTCACAATGGTATACAAAGCGACAGTTAGAGCAGGAATCAATATTGATGAAGTTAAAATCGAATCAAACAATGTGGATAAAATTTATATCTCTATCCCCAAGGCTCAGATTCAAGAAGCAAAAGTTGATCCTTCTTCCATTAAGTATTTTAATGAAAAAATCGCTTTATTCAATTTGAACGAAAAAGAAGATTCTAACAAAGCAATAGAGTTAGCCGAAGAGGCTGCAAAGAAGGAGGCTGCCAAAACCGGAATACTCGAATTGGCAGATAACCAATCTGCAACCCTTATAAAAGGTATATTGGCAAATGCAATTCCTGACGGTTACGAAATTGAAATAAAATAGAATTGAAAAGCTTAATCAATTTTAGAGAAAGACATTTTATGAAGAACTATGGAATGCTGCTGTTGAGCGTGTTGTAGCAAGCGAAGACAGACTAACATTCGGGTTCGAAAAACGGAATCGTAAAGCAGTCTCGGAAGCATGACTACAATCCAGAAAACCCCTTAATCTCAAGGGCTGAGGTTCGGTCTCAATTTGATACCGAACCTCTAACCCAATGGCATCCTTTTCACTGTGTTAACCCAACCAATTTCAACAATTGTATAAAAGCCCATAGATTAGAGATAAAACTAATACACAGGCTTTACTTTTTTAATATTAAATAATCCAATCTAACTGCAACCCATCCTTAAACTCAAATACCCATCTATTATCATAAACACTTACTTTTTCAACAATACCGTTCCAAAGTTCATCGTCAAATTCCATAACCAACCCTTCTTGCAAAGCCAATGTCTGCATAAAAGCTGTTATACTTTTACACTTTGCTGTGCGTTCCAATTTCTTATCGTTTATCTGTGCAAGTTTGGTTTTGGCAAATTCATATCGTTCCGCCAAAGCACTGTACTTCTTATTATATTCTGCTTGATCAATAGGTGTATGAGCATTTTCCTCAACGCATTTGCGAAGTAGTTCGAAAGCCACATCACTTTCACTCTGCAACTTGGCAATCTCCCTATCAAGTGCAGTGGTGTCAGTCAATGTCTGTATAACAGTTTCATAGTCTTGTAAGATTTCCGCCTTATTTTCCACCAGCCCATTAAAAGCATCAATAAATGCTTTCTTCAAAGTTTCCTCGTAAATATGAGGCGTACCGCACTTTTCATCATTCTTGAACTTGTGATTGCATTGCCAAATTGTCCTTCGGTATTTGCTGGTGCTGTGCCACACCTTGCTTCCATAGTAGCTACCACATTCGCCACAAACAATCTTACTTGAAAATGGGCTACCACCAGTATTATAGCCTTTAGAAGATTTTCTCTTTTTTAGTTCGTGTTGTGCAAGGTCGAATACCTCTGGTGAAACAATACCAGGATGGCTATTTTCAACATAATATTGTGGTATTTCGCCCTCATTTACCTTTTTCTTTTTGGTAAGAAAATCAACTGTAAAAGTCTTTTGTAACATAGCATCGCCCTTATATTTCTCATTCTTTAAAATACTAAGTACCGTTGATGACTGCCACTTTTCTTTACCAGATGGCGTTAGAATGCAACTATCTGTCAAATACTTTGCAATACCTGATGGCGTTTTGCCCTCAAGAAATAGCTTATAAATCAATCTAACTGTTTTTGCTTCGCTTTCCACAATTTTAGGAAAGCCATCTTCACCTTTTTCGTAACCGAGAAACTGTCCATATGGCAGGCTAACCTTGCCATCTGAAAAGCGTTTACGTTGACCCCATGTAACATTTTCAGAAATACTGCGACTTTCCTCCTGAGCGAGCGAGCTCATTATTGTAATAAGCAGTTCGCCTTTGCTGTCGAGCGTTAAAATATTTTCCTTTTCAAAATATACCTCCACTCCCTTTTCCTTAAGCTGACGGACAGTAGTAAGAGTATCAACGGTGTTCCGTGCAAAACGACTAACCGATTTTGTAATGATAAGGTCAATCTTACCATCTAAGCTATCTGCAATCATTCTATTAAAGCCATCACGTTTTTTGGTACTGGTTGCTGAAATCCCCTCGTCCGAATACACCTCAACCATCTGCCATATTGGGTTTTCTTCAATCTGCCTTGTATAGTAATCAACCTGTGCCTCGTACGAAGTTAATTGTTCCTCATTATCTGTAGAAACTCTCGCATAGGCAGCAACTCGTTTCTTTGCATAATTTATACTGAGTACATTTGTAAAACGATTTTCAACCGCCGGTATCATAGTAACTTGTCTTGCCATCAGTATTTCCACTTCCTTTCCGTTTCTGTGGAATCTGCAAATATAAATTTTAGCCTGTTATCCGAATAGGCAATAATTTGCTTGATTTCCTTCTTAAACTCTGCGATCAACATTTCTAACACACCCTCTGGTATTTGTTTCGAGGGACATGACTCCTTTCCGAGGCGGTTAAATGTAGAGCAAATCCAGACAGTCTTTGCATATTTAGTACCGGCATTATTAATCTTTCTGCGGTAATTCTTGCCACATTCGCTACATAGAATTTTACTTGTAAAAGCATATGATTTAACATTAGATGTCCCTGTGCTATATGACTTTGCCCTGTTCGCAAGCTCTAACTGTACTTGTTCAAATGTGTCACGATCGATAATAGCTTTGTGACTATCTTTCACATAATACATAGGCAGTTGACCCGTATTTGTGCGTTTTTGCTTTTCAATATGGTTAGAACTGAACACCTTCTGCAAAAGCATATCACCAACATATTTTTCATTGCGTAGAATACGGTTAACTGCATTTTCGCGCCAATCACAACCATTTTTTGTTTTGTAACCAGCAGTATTAAGCTTTTTAATTATAGCATTTTTACCATTCCCACTGAGGTATTCGTTAAAAATCTTTTGTACAACCTCAGCTTCCTCTGGTACTATTTCAAGTGTCCCATCTTTTAATTCGTAGCCAAAAATAGTAAAGCTATGTGCACGCCCTTCTTTAAACTTATTCCTAATTCGCCACTTACAGTTTTCACTGACAGATAGGCTTTCTTCCTGTGCAAAAGAAGCGAGGATGGTAAGCATCACCTCACCATCCCCACTTATGCTGTGGATATTCTCTTTTTCAAAATAGACATCAATATTTAGTTCTTTAAGCTCCCTTACCGTTTGGAGCATAGTTACAGTATTTCGTGCCAACCTTGATATGGATTTTGTAATTATCATATCAATCCTACCATTCTTGCAATCAGCAAGTAACCTTTGAAACTCTGCCCTGTTATCCTTTGTGCCTGATAAGGCTTCATCAGCATAAACACCAACATACTCCCAGCCACGGTGATTTTGAATAAAATCACTGTAATAACTTACCTGTGCTGATAGTGAGTGGAGCATTGCCTCCTTGCCACTTGATACTCTTGCATAGGCAGCAACTCGCTTTTTAGTTGGCAACTTCGGTGCTGAAGGCTCAATTTTTCGTACAATTCGTTGCATAAGCACCTCTCCTTCCAGCTCCTATGTTACCATACACACCTTATATAGCAAGGGTTACAGGCATTATTATGCTGATAAACTACCCAAGATTGGGTTATACTTTTTGGTCAGTTTTGTATCAATTTCTTTGTACTCTTGCTTTGTAATTAAACCCTGTTTCAACATTGATTTTGCAATACAAATTGATACTCTATAATTTTTTTCACGCTCAAATTGCTCCTTAGTCATTTTTTCCATCCTCCAATTTTAAGCAAAACAAAAGAGCCAAGAAACTTAATTCCCGGCTCTGCATAAGGTATATTTATTATTTAAATTTGTCTTTCGTAATCACTTGCTCCATAAAGTATTCTTATAATATGTACTGTTTCAGTTAGTTCATCAACCTTGTAAATCACAATATAATTATTTACAACCAGTTTTCTGTAGCCTTTTAATTTAAGTGATTCATCATTACAAAACGGTGAGGAAATAGGAAAAACTTGCAAGTCCCGGATTTTGCTTTCTATTTTACCCATCAAATTATTTGCAGCATTCGGTGCCGATAATGTTTTTGCAATATACGCATATATTTGTTCTAAATCAAGATATGCTGTATTGGCAAGAATCAATTTATATTTGCCCATACTTTTTCCTCAGCTGGGCAAAAGCAATATCTGCATCAACAACATTTCCATTTTTAATATCATTTTCTCCTACAGCCAATTTAGAATATATATCAGTCATTATCATTTGTTTTTCGTAGGTTTCTATACTCATTACAACCAAATCTCCATATCCATTTTTCGTAATAAAAATAGGTTCATTTAAAGAATGGCAAGCCTCTGAAATTTCAGTTGTATTTCTTAAATCTGTTATCGGTCTTATTTGTGGCATAAAAACATCTCCCCATACTTATTATGTCATAATTGTATCATTATTATGTCGTAATGTCAATTTAAAATTCACAAAACAGCTATGCCCACAAAATTTACGATCTTTATTTCCATAGCTTTCGAATTCTTTTCCACACCTAGCACAGATGATAGTATAATAAGCTTTTCGGTTAATCTTACTTTCATTGGCTTTCCACCATTTACGGCGACACTGCTCAGAGCAAAACTTTTTCGGATTGCCTCTCAATCCATGTTTTAATTGCTTCCCACATTGCTTACATACGATACATTTTTCTTTGACTTTATTAGTGTATTTAGTCATTACAGTGCCAAGGTTATTGCGTCTGCAATAGGATTTTATTGTGTTTTCAAAAATACCAAGCTCTGAAGCTATTTTTGAATAGCTCAAACCCTTATCTCGCATTTGATGTATCTTTTCTTTTTGTTCATCAGTCATGAAATTTACCTCCATAGAAAAAGGAGCGATTCCGAAGAACTTCCCCCACAATAATTTATTATTCGTCCCAATAAGGACAGATAGAAAATGAAGATTGCAAAATGGTGCTTTTTGCAATCTTCATTAGTCATTGGCAATATTTGATTTATCCCATAAATACTGGGTTTTTAGATAATCTAAATGAACATTGCAAGGGGTGTCCCTCATTTGCAATGTTGCAATGTTGCAATGTTCATTTTAGGGGTATTATACAGTGAAACACCTAAAATGCGCATACATTATTTTAGCTTTTCTGCCACCTTTTGAATTAACAGCCCTGTATATTCACCATTTACCGACTTGCCATTTACAGCATTTTGCACCCAGTAATCAGGAGTATTAACAATACCTCTTGCAACAAGCACATCAACTGCATCAGCAAGTGGCATAAGTTGTGGTTTGGTCATCTCATTTATTCTCTGTTGCACAGCCCATCTGAAATCATCAACTGTTTTATTGTATTCAGCAAAATATGAAACAGGGTCAGTGTGGTTTGTTTCATGCCATTTGTCTGAAACCTCAGCATGTGACATAAGGTTGTCTTTGGTTACAGTAGTACATCCCACCTGCTCAATAAAAATATCAGCAAAAAGTTTAACAGCTGTATCCCAAACAACATTGAATTTATCCTCATCATATTCTTTTGGTCGACACAACTCAACCCCAATCATACTTAAATTTGCGGTTCTTCCAGCGTGCCACGAAACCTCATTGTAAGGAATAAGCTGAATTACCTCGTTCCAATCAACCACTGCTTGAACTGATGAGCCTCTGTTTTTAGCATTCCAATAGTCAAAATGGTTCTGTGCCGTGCCTCCTGGGTTGCCTGTTTCATGCACAACAACGCCCTTGGGCTTTAGTTTTGTGCCTGGGCGGTTAAATTTAATAAGTTTTACTGTATAATTCATTTACTCATCATCTCCCATCTTATCTCTTAATTGTTTTAGCGCATCTCGTATAACCCGAGGCAAAGGAAGCTCCATAGATCCCCAATTTTCTAATATGCTTGTTGCTTCAATTACAATATAAAAACCGATTGTTGCGCCACGCAGTACTAAGCCTGTGTTCATTAGTCTATCAAGTAAGCAGGCGACTGCAACTATTATGTAAATTCCAATTTTACGAACAATGCCTTTATAACCTATGTCAGATAACAACTTTTTGTTATACCCTGCCGATAGTACCCCTGTTACGAAGTCTATTACTGTAAGTGTGATAAGTATTTCTAAAAGCAAATCCCAACCACCTAAAAAATATACAGCTACCGAGCCGATAGCTGCACCTGCACACTTTAATGCTAAAATTATTGTTTTTAAATTATCCATTGTTAAATTCACCATTCCTTCATATAATATAATTTTTCACCATGTAATTGTATATGTAACCTTCATTGTTTGAGAACTCGTCTTTGCCACAGGGGTAGCGAGGTTATTAACCGTAAATAATATTGGTGCAAATAAGTTAGCCCCAAGCCTTGCTGCCCCTATATTTGATATAAAAGCCATCAGTATTCCACTTTTTTCAGGATACAACGCACATACACTGTCCATCTGATAAGTTAAGCCATTGCCACCCAATAAATACCACTTATATAGGTTAACGCCGTCATATAACGCAACACTTGTGGGGTTTGAATTGTACCAAAACATAATAAACTGGTTATTAAACTGTTGAATACGTTGAACGCTTCCGCTTGGCACAGTATAATCTTCTACATACGCTCCTGTTGAAGCATTATACTTTCGGATAATATTTGTTGTGCCTGAGTATATAAACAAATAGCCATTTACTATGCCAAAGCGTGGATTTGTATCAAGTGTTTTGCTACCCGTCAAGGTTATAGATGTTAACTCCACAAAGGCTTCACTATAAGTTTTTAGATAGGCCGCCTTGGTAGAATTGTTATACAAAACACCATAAATCGTGCCATTTATAACGCACAGCCACAGGTATTCATTTGTTAGTAATGTTTTGCTATATGAGTTTGTGGCAGCACTTGTTAACATTTGCGGCGTTTGCAAGAAGCCTAAAGCTCCGCTGTTTGGTGTTTCAAATATCCTAAGTAGCATTGTACCGTTGTAACCATCTTGAAAATATATCTTTTTAGCATCTATTGAAAATCCCGCCATATAAATTTTATTAGTATTTGTAAATCCATAGTAATCAGTGCCACTATACATCGCTAATTGTGTATTTGTAATGGAATCTATCGGAAAACTTGAATACTCGCTTAAGGCTTGATATGTACTGGTATTGCCATAACCATAGTTGCCACCTCTATCAGTTGTTAGACAAATACTGTTAATAGTTCCAATGGCTTGGTTTGTCGCAAAATCCCATACCCTCTTATAACCACTAGTAATACTTCCACTTTCGACAGAATTGTAATTCCCTCTGGTACTATCTGCCCCTGCATACGCAGTTCCTGCATGACCGACACAATTACCCCCTGTAATAAAAGTGGTATCAACACTTTCTGTTTGTGGCGTATCAAAAAGTATTACACCTTTTCCAAAAACAGATGGCGAGTAATCTCTAGTAACACTACCAATATAGCTTGAAATAGGTGGGAACGAGAAATTTCCTAACACCTGCTCCATAAAGTTTTTGTATGCGTTTGTTATAATATTTGTTTCTTCAACTTCATATATTTCTTTGCCCTGTTCAAATAATTGTATTTTCGTAGCACCCTTTAAACTCATTAAATTGCTCCCCTTTCCTGTTATTTCGGCACAGCAGTTACTGTTCCAGTAATAGCCTTTATACCAATGTTTAAATTAAGCACTAATGATTTTGGAACATATACATCGTTTACTCCTTCATCAGTATAGTTTGATGTTATGGCTGATAATTCTTCAAATAATGTAGGTATGGTTACATTTAAGTTATTAAGGCTAATTGCTGTTGGCACATAATTATCTGATAAAATAATCATTCTAAAATATGGGCTGTTCTGTTGCCCTATATTTAATCCGAGTACAAATCCTCTTTCAAAATCGTTCATACAAACCACCTACCCTTACTTCGGATTGTTGAAATATGAAACATTAAAGCTTTCACCTGTTGTAGTATTGGTCATTGTAGTTATCATACCATTTGTGTCTTTTGCAAATGTATAATCATTTACACTGCCATCTGCATAAGTTGTGGTCATACCATTTTCATATAACTTTAGGTCTGTTAACACCTTTGTTTCGGTGCTTCCTGATGGGTTACTTTTAATCATATTTTTAATTAACGTTTCCTGATTGTTTGCGATTTGTACCAGCCTTTTAAAGAAATCCACACCTTGTGCCGATTTAGACCAGGTTATACCTCCCATACCATTTGGAAATAGTTGTTTCATTTCTACATTTTTGGTAAGCCGTTTACCGTCAAAATCAGATAAACTTATTCGTTCAACTATGTAATTGCGAACTCCACCTCCTGGTTTTACTATTCCAAGTAGTGGGATATTCATCGTCTGCATTTGCCCCACCTGATAATCAAGTACATTAAATGTATCAAACTTTAGCGTTTTCGGCTTTGCCTTGCGTTTATCCAGTATCTTTTGGCAATACGCTTCTGCCTCAGCCTGTGTTGTAATACTTGGGTTATCAACAGTGCAACCATACACACCACTTCCACCGTCAAGGCTCGCCATATGTGCAATTTCTGCATCATCTTGTTTAAATACAGAAGTTTCTTCCCCAATATCACCTTTGAAAAATACCTTATTTGCATAGTTTTGTAGGCTGGTTGATACCTCAGGGTTACGGAAATCTACAATCATTTGGTAATCTGTATCTATATCATACATATCTAACCCATTAAAGCTGTAATATTCCTCATCAAAATACAGAACTTTAAGCTGATTTATATACCAATTAGCATTACTATCCTGTGCCAATTTATCAAATATATCACCAATGGACATACAAATAAATTCTTGTGTATCATCATAATGCTTGCCTTCAATAACGCCAATTTCTAAGAATTGAACTCCTTCTACAACTAAATATGTAGTAATTAGGTGCTGAATTATCTGCTTTGCAGTTATATATTCAGCACCAACTGGAATATCGTATGTTTCTGTAACCGTTCTGCGATATGGTATAAATCTATATCCATTAGAAGAAAGTTGAACTTCTAATTTATCACTATTAGGGGACATTTGCTTAATACTTGGTTTACTATCTATATGCCCTTCAAAAAGCATAATAGGTGTGCCATTACTTCCTATTAAATCTACCCTTATAATTTCTCCCTCTTCTGGCACACCATCTGTTATTTTCATATTATATAATGTAACGGAACATGTTTTATAATGGCTTGAATCCATATCAATTTTTAAGCTTTTTGGTTTGCAATACTGTGTTTTATCAATTCCACCAAGGTATATTTTAACCATTCACAAGCACCCCTTTTCGGCTAAGTGCCTCAACAATTCTATCCACAAGTGAATCTATATCATTTTCATCCCTAATTTCATTACCGTGGATATCAACTTTTACAGTTTGATTAACAGTTTGGCGAGTAATTACAGGGTCGTTAGATAATTGCATTGATGCAACATTACCTGCATTCCACCTTTGGTCTGCCCAAAGGGAATTAAGCTGCTGTATCTGCTCTGGTGTTGATTTAGCAAGAGCTTTAGCCTCGTTATAGCCAGACACACCTTTTTTAATAAGTTCCTGCAAAAATGCAGAATCAAGACCATTATTTTGCAGGGTAGAAATATTACCTTGCCAGCTTATCATTACATCTCGGTTAATGCTCATATTCTTTATTAACCTTGCAAGACTTATTGTTTTACGCTCAAAGCGGTCAAATAGACCAACAAATTGTTGCGTTGTATCTGTTGCCTGTTTTAATTTTTCCATATATGATGAAACTGCATCACGCACATTTTTTATTGCATCTGCCATTTTATTATTCTTATCAGCAAAACTATTCCCAATATCAACTGGTGCAATATTACTGCTTGAAAAAGCTGGCTTATATGTATTTTCTGGTTTATATGTACTGTTTCCAAACTTATCGTTATACTGTTTACGAATATTATATGCATCCTCTATTTCCTTATTAGCCTCATTTACAATACGCTGATTTTCCTTAACAATAGGGTTGTAATCAGATGATGAGCTATAAAAAACAGGCACACCATTAGGTGTATAACTCATTTCACGGCTTTTGCTATTCTCACCGTCAATCTTTTTTTGTGCATCAAGGAGTCTGCTTGCTGCCGCCTCTGCTTTTTTCTCTGATGCTTTTACTAATATTAACTGCTTATATGCACTTATTGCATCATAAACTACCGAAACCTGTTTTGATAGTGCACCTGTTTCATTGTTTATTTCAAGGGCTAAATTAGGTATAACTTGATTAAGTTGAGTTACTATCTGTTGCATACGTTGTTTTTCCGCAACCGACTTTCGTGTGTTATTCGATAGTGCTTCAAGCTCTGGAATTAAACGTTCAACTAAATATACCTGCCCAAGCTGTGCATTAGCAAGGTCATCAACCTGTTTTCGATTTTGCTCCGCCTGCTGTGCTTGCTTTGTATATTCTGCACTTAAAGCGTTCTGTGCCTGTTTGTTTTGCCATATTGCCGCAGTAAGAGCAATTACAACACCAATGCCAAGTGCAATCCAACCAGCAGGCCCCATTACAGCAAGTGCTGCTTCACCAAAGGTGTATAACCCTAATTGCCACATTTGAAATGCAAGTGCAGCCGTTTTTATAAATCCAATTACAGTAGTAATTGCAAATTGAACTGTTGCAAATACACCAGGTAATGCACCAAGTCCTATTACCATATACCCAAGACTTGTTAACATCGGGCCAATTACTGCTGCAAACATTACAATACCTATTATGCCACCCTTTGTTGCATCGGGTAGTGCTACAAAGCTATCAATTAGTGCCTTTAGCCTTTCAGCACCTGCCTTTATCATTGGCATTGATGCTTTTACTGCTTCAACAAACGAAATGCCAAGTGGTTCTATTGCATTTTGAATTTGATGCTTTAACTTCTCAAACTGTGACCCTGATGTTGCAACATCTGCTGCCGCAAGCGAAAGACTATCACTGTTATCGTTTAGAGCCTTAAATAACTCTCCCAGTTCAAAACGGTTCTCCCTAATTGCCCTCATCATATCATTTGCCGAGCGAGCACCAAAAATATCAATGGCTGTTTTCATTGCCTCTGCATCGTTTGGTGCGTTCTTTATGTTTTGTACTGCACCAGCAAAGCCCCCTCCAATATCCTTAACCCCAGCCTTGGACATATTAACCGCTGCCCTACGCATTGATGTTAGAACCAATTCAGCATTAACACCTTCTTTTTCAAACTTACCAATTAAAGCCGCCGCCTCACCAAAATTAATACCCATTGACCTAAGTGGAGCACCGAAAACAACGAGTTGTTCCATCAACTGCTGGGAACTAACCCCTGTAAGCTGGGTTACCTTATATAATTTATCTAAAGTTTTAGTCTGCTCAGTAACAGGGATACTCCAGTCACCGAATACACGGGTGGATGTTCTGATTATTTCGTTTAAATCACCGCCAGTTAATTTTGCAAAGCGTAACTCTGACTTTGCGAGGTCTTGTAGGGCTGTGCCTGTGAGGTTTGTACGCTGATAAAGCTGTGCTAAAGCAGAGCTTACAACATCTGCACCAGAACCTACTGATGCATAGACCGACTTAAAATCACTTTTTAGTTGTTCGAACTGCTGACCCTGTGCTCCAGTTTTACCACGAATAGTATTATATGATTGCTGGTACATCTCACCAGTTTTATATATTCCTGTCCCAGCCGCTACAATCGGTGCAGTAACAGCCGCCGTAGCACCAATGCCAACATTTTTAATCTTA